CCTCGTTCACACAGTGAGCGAGGCCCTGACCCCCAGACGGGGATCCTTCCGAACCCAGCTTGACTGGGACAGAAGAACGGGAGGATCGATGTCCTCAACGCGGCGGGAGTGAGCAGCGAGGAACCGAATGGCGGTTCCCCACGCTCCCGCGGCAAAGATTTTATGCGCCTTGGCGCGCTGCTTCGCGGACCACGTAGCGCGAGCCTCGTCTGCTCTCAGCAGGTCGAACACGATGCTGGTGGCTTCGAGCCACCGGCATCGCAGACGAGTCTCGTGTTGCTTGCGGGTCACCGCTTTGGCGGTGCAGCGCGCCTTCCACGCACCTTTGATTTCTGCGGCGGCATTGCTTGAGACCACGCGCGCGAGCCTAGCTTCATGCGCGGTGGTCGCAGTCCCAGAGTGCTGGGATGCCGTCGGCAGATTTGCGACTTCGGTGCGAATACGGCGCGATTCTGTTCCGGTGCCGACCGGTTTGCGAACGGTCGCTACCGACGTTCGGCCGCCCATCAGGAAGACCGATGCCGTGCGGGCATTGGCGAGCCCAACGCCGCAGCCGCCCTCGGAGATTCTCCCTGGGCATTGTAAGGCGGCATGGTGCCTAGTGCGCTTGGGGTTGAGTAGCGCGAGGCGAGCCTGCGTTTCAGACGCGAGACGCCGGACCACTTTCAGGGTCCGGCCGAACCCATTCGGGACTTTCCCGACGGCAAAGTCGCGCAGGCGGTCGCATACCGCGTGGCCACGCTCCCCGTCCATCGACTTGACGCCCGCCGCTTCGCCGAGGCGAAGGGTAGGCACGATGGCAACGGAGGTGCGCCCGCGGTCGTCCTCACGGACGCGGCCGTACGCCTCGCAAAACACGACCCCCGGACCGCGGAACGACTTGGCGCGGTTCGGCACAAGGCGCGCTCGAAGGAGCCTACTCTCGTACCGGTCACACATGGCCGGCGGCCAGAGGGCCGCCAGATCATCGCCCTGTATCTGGTACGAGAGCGGGCTCCCGGAGCGGCTCGCAGCCCAAGCGTTCAAGAGGCTCATCACCACCCAGGAGGGGCCCAGCCCCATGAGGGCCCCAGAGGTCAGCTCGAGGCCGTTGAAGGCGGCGATCTCAGCCTTGAGCTCTTTATCGAGGTGCTTCTCACCCTCGAGCCCAGTG